CATCACCAGTTCTTTCTATACCAAATCTACAAACTTCTTTATTGTTTCTTGTTCTGATAATAAGACCACTATTATATGTTGTGTCTGTAACAGGTCCATTTTTTATTAGTTCTTCTTTAGTTTCTACAGTATCGTAGTACATTGATGTTAGTGAGTGACAATGTATTTGGTTAATTTGTTTTGCCCACTTTTCTGCTTCAATTAATATTTTTTGTCGTTCTACTGCTTCGCTATACTCAGTCATTTATGCACCATACATTTCTATATTTGTAATTAAGTCCATAAAAACTTGTACTCTGTCTTTGTCTTCCCAGTTTCTGTTTTGTTCAAGTGCGACTTCAAACTGCTCTAAGTATAATTTATTCTCTATATCTTTCCACATTCTTTTAGCAACATCATCTGGTTCTAACATTGGGTAATCTTTGTGTTTTGTTGGGTCAAAGTTACCATGTATGTCTCTGTTTGTCAATCCTGTTTTAGTTAGACCAAGACTATAGTTTGTCCAGTATACATCTTTTCCATTTCTGTTTCTTAATTTCCACATAAATGCTTCTAATAATAATTTTGCTTTATTTTCGTTATACTGCATATATGGTTGTTTTAATAAATGGTCATAAAAATTATCAATATTGTCTGCTAAATATTTGTAACCAAGAATTGAACCAGTTGTAATCATAATACCTTTTTCAAATCTATCTACAAACCAAGTAGCAATCTGATTTTGATTGCCATCTCCCCAAACATTATTGAATAATATATCTGGTTTATATTCTTTTATAAAACCAAGAATGTCTGAAAGATTTTGTACAATGTCATGACCAGTTGCACGGGAAATGCCTTGCACTTCGTAATCACTAGGACAATTTTCTAGTATTGCTTTACCAATACCAGAAGTATGTCCAGTAATTAATACTTTTGTCATACTCTTTCTATTACCGATGTTGCTTCTTCATATGCTTTTTTAACATCTGCATGAGTATCAACAACTAAAACAACTTGTGGTTTCTTAAGTATAATTTCTTCTGGTGATTCTACAGAAGTTACACAAACTCCTTTTGCAAAACCAAAACCTTCTTGAGATTGTATAACCATTCTAGGGTTTTTTAATCTGATTACATCTGCACCTTCTTCAATTGCACCTATATATTCTCCATAAGTAGTCACAACAGTTTTTATATCTGCCATATTTTCTCCTATAATTTTACTGCTAACACAACTAATATTGCTAACTGTATTAATATAACTATCAACAATTCAATACCCAAGATAGTATGATACCATATCCATCTAGTTTTATATGCATTGTCAACACTTAATTCTCCTGGGTCTGGTTCACCAGATATACCTTTGTCTGGTGCACCCCATAATGTGTCTTTTACTTTATTTACTATTCCCATTTAAAATCTTTAAATTTTTCTGAACTTACTCTTTCGCCTGATGTTGACTTATCAAATACAGGTGTATCATCATCATTTGTCACAACATTTTGATTATCATCATCTGATAATCGCATTTTACTTCTGTCAATTTTTAGTGTGAATCTATTGTATTTAGTTGGGTCGTTATACCTGTTTTTTAGTTGCTTGACAAGTATCTTACCCATTGTATTTAATTCTTCATTTGATATTAATGCAAACATTAAGTCAGCAGTTGCTGGCAAACCAAATGACTCAGAAGTATCTTCTAACCCAGGGTCGTCACTAGTAAACCCGCTTCTATTTGTTTGTGTTGCACTCATAATCGGGACATTGAATTCTACTGCAAGACCTCGCATTTCTTCTGCAATACTCTTGATATAAGAATAAGAGTTGATACTACCACCAATCATTTTCATTCTACTTGATGCACAAATGTTTAGATAGTCAACAAAGATTATTTCTGGTATAAAGTTTTTCTTAAGTTTTAATTCATTAAGTAATGCACGAAAGTGTGAAGTGTTTGCTTGACCAGTTGGATATTCTTTGATAATTAATTTACCATCTGTCTTTGCAGTTATCTGAGATACTTTATCTTTAAACATATCTTTAGATAGATTCTCAATCTGGTCGATTGGTATATTTAATAAGTTAGCATCGATTCTTTCTGCAATTTTTTCTTCTGCCATTTCCATAGTAATATATAAGACGTTTCTACCTTGTGATAATATATTAGATGCTAAGTGACACATGAATAAAGATTTACCAACACCAGTGCCTGCAAGAGCAATGTTTAAAGTTTTGTTTGGTAAACCACCTTTAGTTATTTTATTAAAGTTATCTAAGTCAAAAGGAATACGTTCTTCTTGTTCATGATAATAATCATAACGTTCATCTACTTGTTCAAGATAATCGTGACCAATATTAGTATCAAAAGAAACACCAAGTGCTTTCGATAGAACATCGGGTATTGCATTCTTTTGAAGTGTTGCATGTTTACCATCGATGATAGATATAGATTCCATAACTGCATTATATACAGAACGGTCTTGACACCACTTTTCAGTTCTTTCAACTAACCAGTCTAGATTCTCAGATTCAGCAGTAAAAATATTAGGCAACATTTCAATTGCTTGTCGATAGTTTTCTTCACTTAATCTGTTGCCTTCATCGACTTCAATTTTAAATGATTCAAGAGTTGGTATCTTATTATACTTAGATACAAACTTTGCGACTTCTTTAAATAAGTCTTTGTAAACACCTTCGAAATAATCAGGTGCTAGAAATGGTAATACTCTACGTGTGTATTCTTCATTAGTAAGAAGATTTCTAAGTATCGTCTGTTCTAGATTTATATTCATTTTCTGCCCATTCTAAATTTTCTTTTGTTGCAAGAACTTCTTCATTCTCTTTGTCCCATGCCATCATTGACCCATCGGCAATAGATGCCTCTATAATATTACTTAGTATTCTCCCACAGTACTCTTGGAATTCAAAGTTGCCTTCTATTTCTAACTCAGGGTCAGGACTGCTAACTATATTATAGTTAAAAGTAAGTGCATCTTGTTTACCATCGAATGCAACATTACCATAACGTATAACAGTTTCGGGAAACTCTTCTAGCAGTCTTACGTCCCAACCCTTTTCATCTAACGAACTTGGAATAATTTCATAGTGAATACCTTCACTAAGTTTATCTACGATATCATTCACTAACGATTTCTTCCATATCTACTTTTGAAGTCAAACCAATAGAATATTGATTCTTAACAAAATCTTTAAAGTCTGTATCTGCAAAGATAGGATTCCAGAACTCGCCTGTCAAAGTATCTTTTTCTCTTAGTTTACTGCCAATCATTTCACCAGATTCTTTATTGACTACTTGGTACCAACCATTACTAGGTTTGACTACATAACCACCAGCAAGTGCAACATCGAGTAGACCACTAAACTCTTCTATGCCACCTTCCCATGATACTGAAATAGGAATCTTAGACTTTTCTTTAACATATCTACTTTTTTCAATGTTGATAACAAATTCATAACCAGTAACTTCTGTGCCAGTTTTTTGTTGTCTTCTACCTATAATCCAGATGTTGTCTGCAGAATAATAGATACCAGTACCACCACCAACAACGTCTTTAGGGAACAGACCAATTTCTTTATAAGTATGATTTACTGCAAGAAGCGGTATGTTTTTCATTTTTAAATAAGGTGTTGTCATTCTAAATAAACCTTTCAATGATTTTGCACGAGACATATCTGCGACTGACTTTTCATTGAACGTGTCTTCAAGTTCTTTTTTACTTGCAAGGTTACCAATAGAATCAATCACAACGATTACATCATCGTCTCTATCTAATTCTTCTAGTTGTCTAATCAAGTCAAACTTTAATTCTTCTACGTTAGTAATAGGTGTATGTAAAACTCTCTTTGTGTCAATATCAAATTGTTCAAAGTAAGATTGTGGTGAACCAAACTCTGAATCATAAAATAGTAATACTGCATCTTTCTTTTCTTTTAAATAAGACGATGCCATTTTTAATGCAAACGATGTCTTGAAGTGTTTACTTGGTCCAGCAAGAACAGTAAGACCTGGCATTACACCACCATCGAAGTTACCACTTAATGCTACGTTAATCATGGGTACGTCTGTAGTTACCATATCTGATTCAGTAAAGAATTTAGAATCAGAAAGTATCGCAGTATTTCCTAGTGTTGAATTTTTCTTCAACTTATCCATTATAGATGCCATATTATTTATCCTCAAAATTTATGTTGTTAGATTTCTCTCGTTCATCGAGTTCATACTCTTCTCGCATTTTGTTGTTTATTTTAACAGACTCGGCAATCAAAGTCAAGTCTTCGTCAAATTTAGTAATTGCATTCATATCTTTTGGCAAACATGCACCACCAAATCCACGTTTACCATCATACCCAGGAACTCTAGAGTGTGCAAAACCTATTCTATCATCGTTACAGATACCATTGATTATTCTTTGTGGACTTAAACTTTGTTTTTTTGCACTATCATATATTTGATTCATGAATGTAACTTTCATGCCAAGATAACTATTCACACCATATTTTACCATGGCCGCTTCTTGTGGTGTCATACTAACCCAAGAAAGATTAATACATAGACTAAACGTATTATAGAGTGACATAATTCTTTGGCAAGATTCTTCTGTTGGTCCACCAATAATTCTCATTCTAGAAGTCACAAATTGTTCTTTTGCATTATTTTCTGTTAAAAACTCTGGATTGTGTGTGATTCTAAGTTTATCATCGTCATGTACTGAATTATATAATCTAGTCAGAATATCTGGTGTTACTGTTGATTTAATAACAACAAGTGCATTTGTGTGTTGAATTATTTTTAATACTGCATCTTCTACGATAGCACCATCAACTGTTCCATTATCAGACATTGGTGTTGGCGCACACACGAAAACACATGCTGGGTCCCATTTACATAATTCGTCAATGTTGGTATTTAATTTTGGGTCAACATAAAACTTATCAACTAAGTCGTGAGTAAATGCATAGTCAATTGCTTGACCTACAAATCCATAACCAACAATACCTATTTTTACTTTTTCTTTTTGTACCATTCTTCAAACTCTGGATTATCTTTAAATATTGCATATACATCACGTGGTGAAATTTGTTCTGTCTTAATGCAAAATGCGAGATTATCCCATTCTTCTTTATTATATTTCATTAATTAACCTCATGATAATCTTTGTACCAACTTACAAACTCTGCAACACCTTCTTCGATATCAACTACTGGTTGATATCCAATCTTTTCAATCTTAGATGTATTACTCCAAGTTTCGATTACGTCTGCAGGGTGAGGTGGTGTTTTTATAATATCTGGTTTCCTATTCAATTCAATTCCTATTCTATTTATAAAATGCATTAGGTCGACTTGTCTGCCTCTACCAATATTAAAAATTTCATTTGAAGGTATATCTTGATTAAAGATACATAATTTAATACCAGAGATTATGTCAGATATATACGTAAAGTCTCTTTTCATGAGACCCCAATTAAATGCTCTAACAGGATTACCAGCAACGATATTTTTTGTCATATCATACAATGCCATATCTGGTCTACCCCATGGACCATATACTGTAAAAAATCTTAGACCTATATTATGTAAACCAGACATTTTAAATTGACATTCATTTACATACTTAGTATATGCATATGGATTCTTTTGATGTGGTTGAACTATCTCTTCTGTCCATGGCAATGTTTTTGTGCCACTATAAACAGATGATGTTGATGCATAAATTACTTTAGTGACGTTATGTAACTTACATACGTTAATTAAATTTTGTGTGCCATCTATATTATCTCTGTGATACAAGTGTTCGTTGCCGACACTTTGGCGAACTCCAGCACGTGCCGCTAAATGTACGACAATATCTGGTTCATAATCCTGAAAAAGATAATCTAGTTTTTCAAAGTCATTTAAATCACAATTTCTTATTTCTAATCCAAAAGCATCACATCTATCTTCTTTTATTTGTGGGTCGTAATAGTTATTAAAGTTATCAATACCAACACAATACAAATCATATTCTTCTGTTAGTAAAGAATTCATCAAATGACTGCCGATAAATCCTGCTCCACCTGTAACTAAAATTTTCACGTAGTTAACTTCTGTTTCTGTAGACATATTCTAAGGCCCTATCTGCTTCTCGTACCATATCTCTGTTTTTATACCAACCACCAGTTTCTGCATCAAACTCTTTGCATAGAGTTGCGACTTGTTGAGCAGTAATTGGGTAACCTTTCGATACTGCATTACCAGATGTTGCGACCATAATCTGATACATTTTATAATACCAACCACTTTCTGTTATAGTTCGATATTCTGTTTCAAGTTTCTTTGACCAGAAAGGACAATCTCTATAACTAGACCAATTGACGTTAGTATTATTTAGTTTGCTTTTACGATGTTCAACAACTGCTTTCTGTAATTCTGGTGGTAATCTATCTAGAAAGTTTACACCCTTGTTTTCAATATAAGAATGTTTCTCCATTAACATTTCTGGGTCAAGTTTGACACCATCGTTAGTAAAGATAAAATTAAATGCATTTGGGTATTGTGCAGGAACATAATACATACGGGCAAGGTCTTTTGTTTGTTCGTCACCAATTTCTTTGAATTGTTTGTTCATCGCAAACCAGAAATGTGATAAGTCCTTCGCATCTACTTCTTTAGTAAGAGGAAAGACTAAACGAAACTTTGGTCGTTTTTCTGTAGATGATGCAGTACTATAACATACATAATGATAAGCACCAAACTTTTCATACAACTCTTTTTTTAATTGCACAAGAACATCGCCAGATGTATCAGCAAGTATATAACTATCAACATCAAGACAAGACCAAGCACCCCATTTATTAACACTCTTATTACTTCTTGTCCGACCTTCGTCAAACCTAGCAGGACTAATAAGAGCAGAACTATTATTTCCACCTTTTGCACCTCGTTCATTAGATAATTTGTATAGCAACTCTTCAAATTTATCCCATGAATCAAAACTCATAGTTCTATGAGTCTTATTATCATAAGTATTTTTGAATATTGTTAAACTATACATCACCTATTATTATACATAATATAACAATAATTGTCAATCAGAAGAATCTCTCCAGTGCATACAACCTTGTTCTTTCCATATCTTGCGATATTTGGCCATTCGTTTTTCGTGTTCTTCTTGTAACTTTTTTTGTTTTTTTGTAAAATTACCCAAACTTCGCTCCACTATTTACATCATCTTTTTCTTTCTTTTTGAAAGTAAAAAATCTTTTGAAACCACCACTGAGTCCCCATATAGTAAATAAATATACTACAGTTAGTATACCTATTATTTGTAATATTGCTTCAATCCACTCTACCATTTTTCCTCGTCAATTAATTCACCAGTCTTGTAATCCCAACCATTAGTTTTATACAAGTATTTTTCACCATAAGCATCGACACCTTCTTTTTGTTCAGCAACTCCATGAGAAGCAGACATAGGGTCGTGTTCTGTGCCAACATATTTAAATGCTTTCGAACCTTCTGAATATCCACCTTGACCTTCTAACTTACATGGTGGTACGTGGTCAAACTCATGTTCACATTCGCAGTTGTGTTTGACACTATACTTACCAATATCTAAATTAGTACCATAGATGTACTCTCCGTTAGTCATCTTCATATAAATCATTTCATGTACTGATGCCATAATTACCTCGGTCCGTTACCTTTATTATTACCTGAATCATATTCTCTAAGTGCTTTCCAATATTCTCTTGTTTTTACACCAACTTTATACCAAAAAATGTTCATACCCCTAGGGTTTGAATTCTCCCCTATCATTAAAATAATACATAAAAATACTAATGTCATTAAAATAAATTCGGTCATCCTTAACCCCTATTCAAAGAAACTCTCCAACGATGCTTTTGGTTCTGCCGACCAATCAATTGCATCGAAGATTGGTTCAAGCGGTTCAAGAAAAGTTTTTTCAAACATTGTATCATAGTCAATGTATTTATGCAAATTAAACTCTTCTGGTAATCTCATTTTAAAAGAAATAACATTTTCATTAATTGGGTTTGGTGTTTTTAGATAACAAAATTTAATCTTTTCACCATTACCAATCATTTCATATCTTTTAGTCAATTGGTGTTTTTCTACGTAATGATTATGTAGCAAACTGCCTCTAGAATGTATTGGTGTGCCTTTGGTATAAATGTTTTTGTTGTCTTTGTATTTTTTTACATGACGAACACCACGAGGAAATGCAATATCTTCTGGGCGTATTTCACTAAACTCTTTACGAAAATCTGCAACAAAACTTTGTGCTTCATCTTGAGTTTTACCAACTAAGATAGGAAACAACTCTTTCATTTTGTTACGAACTAATTCTGGTGTAGAAGATTTAATTGCTTCAATGCCCATAATTTTTAGTTTTGGTTTTGCATATTGAACACCTTCTGAGTTATGTACATTTAGAATATATCTTTTCTTTGCCTGCCAGATACCCTTGTCTGCAATAACTTCTCTACCCATTTCCATACGATTACTCATTGCACCAGAATAGTTTGCAAACTCTTGATATGAATCTGTTAAGACTTTTTCAAAATGAGTTTTAGATATCTCGTCCAGAAACTTAACAGGATTTTTAGGATTGAATTTCTGGACGAGTTCACCCATACGAATGTATAGTGAATCTGTGTCAATTGCTATGACATAATCTTCTTCATCTGTTTCTAATAACTTATTCATTTCTTTATTGACAGTTCGTTCTGCCCAAAGAATTGCTAACTGACCTGACATTGTGATAGATTCTGCAACACGTTGGTCAAAGTATCTAAACCAACGATTGCCTAATGCACCATAAAGTGAGTTCATTAAAATCTTAATTGCCATTTGTTCATTGTACAGATGCGATATCTTATTTGATAATGCTTTTGTTGGTGTAGTCTCATACTCTTGTTGTAACTTCAACATTTCTTTTTTAATCTCTACACGTTCTTCATAATATTTCTGAATAACAAATGGGATTACACCTTGTCTATCTTTTTTAAATCTTGCACCATTTGGTGTAGTTGCATATGTTGTATCAATGTCTGTTTGTTTTCTTAACATATGTTCAATAGACGTATCGACTAATCCATCAACTACAGTTTCGGGTGACATATTATTCTGAACGATAATATTAGGATATAGTGAGTTCAAGTCAAATGATACTACCCAATCATGGGCACCAATCTGAGGTTCTTTGACATATGCGCCAACAAAATCTGATTTACTCTTTTCTATTTTAGGTGGACAAACAACTTTATTCTGTTCGAGTATGCGATAGATAATAGTGTCCCATATCATTGTCGTGCCTAGCACGTCTCTGTAGTTCACACCACCACGATATGCCATAGTCAATGCTAATGTAATAAGACCTAACTTTTCTTCGAATCTATCAACTAATTCAACGTCTTTAATATTGTATTCAATAAACTTTTGATAATCATTTTTATATAATGAAAACAAACTGCCTTGGTCTTCATATGATAACTTACCTTCACCAAGTTCTACGTGTGCAATATGATTTAATGAATACATTTCTTGTTGCACATATGTAAACTTCTTATATAATTCTAAATAGTCAAGTTGAGTTATGCCCATAATGTCATATGCATAATTAGTATTACCAGTAAACTTATCTTTTCTATTGTCTTCTTTGACATTACCCCAGGGTGATAGTTTTTTAATTTCTTCTTCACCATAAACTTTTCTAATTCTATTGACGATGTATACCATATCAAAACCAATACTATTCCAACCAGTGACAATATCTGGATAGTTATCTTTCCAATACTCTAGAAATTTGTGAAGCAGGGCCGCTTCGTTTTTACATTGTATATAAACTACATTGTCTGCTGGATTAAATTCATTAAAACCCCATGTGCGATAAACATTTTCTTTACTGTTCTTGATTGTGATTGCAGTAATGGGCCATTCTGCTAAATGTGGTTCAGGGAAACCTTGGTCTGATTGACATTCAATATCAATTGTTGTGACAGATATATCATCACGATTAAATTTAATTTCTTCTGGATATTTTTGTGCAATAAATTGTGAAACATAATTATTCATACCATAAACTGTAAAGTCATCTACATGTTCATATCTCTTTACAAATTCTGTTGCATCTTTCATAGAATCAAACTCAATTGGTTCTACTAAAATATTGTCTAAAGTTTGATAACCAGTTTTTGGTTTAGATGTTGAAATGTATAATTTTGGTTTGAATGGAATTCTTTGCTTGACTCTTTGTCCACCTTTGTAACCCATATAGAGCAAACTATTGCCATAACGAGTTACGTTAGTATAAAAATTCATAATATAATCCTGTAGTTATTGTGTATTATACTAGGTTGAACAGAAAATGTCAAGGGATATTTCTACCCCTTGACACAAATACTATTATTTAATTTTAATAGTTTTAGGTTTTTTCTCTTCAGGTATATTTTTTATCAATTCAATTGATAATATACCATCATCAAGTTCAGCAGATTTTACTTCGACAAACTCTGCAAGTGCAAAAGTTTTTACAAAGTCTTTTGTTGAAATACCTTTGTGTATTATTTCAGCAAATTTGTCTTCTGACTTAGCGATAACAGATATCTTAAGTGAAGAATCTTCTACTTCGATGTTGATATCCTTCTTTTGAAAACCTGCAACTGCAAGTTCAACAAAATAACTTTCGCCTTTCTTGACGATGTTATATGGAGGATAGTTTGATTGAGGAACCGATACTCTTTGTAAAGTATCAAAGATAGAATCGAATCCCACCGAGAATGGTCTGAATTGACCAAATGCTTCTATTTGTGTCATATTAACTCCTAATATTAAGCAAGTTTATGTGTATGCCGAACCATTCGCACATACTACTATTATATATATGTGTATGAATTTCTAAATTTCAACCCCTAGAGTAAAAAAATGCCAGCAAAGTTTAAACCTACAGAAAAAATTGTTGATAGAGCAACTAAAAAAATAAGTGTAAAACATTATTATCTTAAACAAGTGCCTCAGAATGAATTGTTTTCAGCACTTAATAATGATTCTACGCCAAATAAAAAGAAACAAAAGATTCGTAATGAATTGATTCGTAGAGGTGTAAAGATAGTTCGTACTTCAAAACAAGCAGGCATCTGTTAACCTTCAATTCCAAAAGAATAAGTTACACGAGATTGTAATGGCGTTATTTCGTGGTCAGTACCTCTAGGTATGTAAACAATATCGCCTGGCATCATAACTTTATCTATTTCTTCTACTGCTAACTTGATACGACCTTTTACTTGTAGTAATAAAACGTCCATATTATCTCTGTGTAATGGATAACTTTCATGTTTACCAAAACCCATAAATGCAATATTTGTAATTGTTTTGTTTGGACAAATGTCTTGCAATAAAGAAATAATTGTTTTTACAATAGGTTTAACAGATTGTCTTTGATGTAAATCATTTAACATGATTCTATTTTTATTAGGTTCTCTTTTAACTAAATCGTTAGGGTGACTATCAATCATGTTAACGATTGTAGTCCAGTTTTGATTGATTAGTTTAGGGTCAATACTTGTTTCGAAAACACGATTATTTTGTATTGCCGATGTTATATTTTGGGCAAAGTTCCCATTCATTCTTTTCTTTAAAAGGTATTATTTTAATTTGTTTTAGAGAACTACATTCTTTTACTTGTTCTGTATTTTGTATTTGAATTAATCCCCAATCACTTAGCAATGTTGCTATAGTATTTCTACGTTCTAAATCTGATTGCTCTAAATTAGATTTCTTTCCGTCTAGCATAAACAACTCTTTAAAGTGTACTATAAAGTATCTACCTTGTTTATGTAATATATGACACGATTGAAATAATTTGTTTTCTTTTCTTGATGCAACACCGATACGTGTTAATGTTTCTCTTACTTTTAAAAAGTCATCTGGTTCTGCAATTGTTACTTCTAACATATCTGCAGGTGACCACGTTACTATATTATTTTCTTCCACCTTTACTCACCTTCTTTCTTAATACATCTAATTGTTGAGGTGTAAGTAGTTGAATAACTTGTCTTGCTTTTTCATTGCTATATCCATAGTATTCTTTCACCACTTCAACATCATTTTCGATTTCTGGTTTAATCCATTTACTAAATCGTTTTCTCTTTCTAATAGTATTTATAAGAAATGCGAATTGTAGACGTGATTCTAAGTGGCCATATCTATTCATTTCGTTAGCAAGTGCGACAGTATCAGGAAAGTAAGACAATGACCTATTAATTATAAAAGGTGCATATGCTTTTTCTGTCTCTTCATCTACCATGATATTTCTTTTACCATAGTTGATTTCGTTTAAATATTTAAATGGATTCATTATTTTTAAAATTCATTGATAAACATATTCTACCATCTAATGATGGTTCAACGCCATGAACTAAATTAGTATCAAATAATACAAAATAATTCTCTCTAGGTTCTATTGTTATACCTTCATCTGGAAAAACTAAACTGCCTGATTCATCGCCAACTTTTAAATAATATACTGCAGTCATATCAGCACGTTCATTTCTATGAGTATGAAACTTACAACCTTGACCACCAGAATACTCAGTTGCCCACATTTTTATAACTTTCATTTTAACATGATTTTCAATTTCATTTGTCGTTATAGTCCAAGAAAGTGGTATTTCTTTATTGTAATTTTCCGAATCATATACTGGTTGCCATATTTTACCACCAAGTATTCTAGTGATATTTATGTTTGTTCTTGTTTGGTCACGATGGCCATTTTCTTGAATATGATTTATAATCAAGTCTTTGTGTGTTATTTCAAGTTTACTTAAACTCAACATTTGCCATAATCTCTGTCAAACATGCTACCATATTTAGTTCATGGTCAGCAACAAAAGAATTTTTGTATTGATAATCAGCAAGTATAATTACAAGTTGTGGTATACTTTCTGGTTTGACATTCTCGTGCATAGTATCATAGACACCACGAATAATTGCCACTGGGTCAATATCAATATTGTTTACAACCCATGTTCGCATACGTTTGAAATCTTTTGCTTTCAAGGCAGGATATAAATCATTGAAACTGTCATCTTGTCTTATTAAAACTTCTGCATCAATTGTGCCACCAATAGAGTTACGTTGACACTCATTTAAAACTCTACGCCAATCTGGTGCATGTTTACTAATAAGTTCTGCAATTACATCTTTATTGTATTTAATATTTTCTTGAGTAAGAATATCTTCAAGACGTTTCATAAATTGCATACACAATTGTGCCATAGTTTTCTTATCAGTATTAAACTCATAAACACCACATCTTGAATGTAGTGGTTCAATCACACGATTCTTAAAATTACATGTGAGAATAAATCTACAGTTCTGAGAAAACTCTTCGATGAAACCACGAAGTGCTGGTTGAGTTGATTGTGGATTCAAATAGTCTGCTTCATCTAGTATGACTACTTTGTAACCACCCTGTAATGAGATAGAAGATGCAAACTGTTTTATCTTACCACGAAGTGTATCTATGTTACCTTCTTCTGACCCATTGATAACAATGTAATCAAGTTGAAGTTGTTCGCATATTGCTTTTGCTACAGTTGTCTTACCAAGACCTGCAGTACCAGTGAATAACATATTTGGTATTTCACCAGATTCAACAATCTTAGTAAATGTATCTTTTAGTTGTTTTTGAAGTATTGTCTGTTCGACAGTTTTTGGTCGATACTTCTCGACCCATAAGAAATCATCATTCATAATATAAAGTTCAAAGGTGAGAGTTGTAAGAAAGCGTTGTGTATAATATTACTGTGACACCTAGCAATGTGCTTACAACTCTCGAAATTAAAAAAGAGTATTATAACAGGTCTAACTAGACTTGTCAAGACCTTGCTTAGATTGAAATTGTTCGCACAATTGTATAATCTGAGTTGCTTGGTCTCTAAGTTGACCTATAGTTGTCAACTCTTCTCCTTTGAAACCACCTCTTTGTACTACTGTATCAATGACTGCTACTGTTGAACGTGCAACTCTATTTGATACTTCGTATATTTGCGAGTGGTCTTCTTCTTTCTTTTCAGGTACTGGTTTTGCCATTTTATGCTCCGTATGTTGAAGATTTCTCAAGTGCAATAAAATATTCTATGTCACTCTGAGTACTTGTGAATTGTGAAATTAATTTTGAAGAGATTGCTACATGAAAGTCTTCATCAATAACTTTTAAATTATTCACATTCATTATAAAGTTGAAGTTTACACCTTCAGGGTAAGTACCTTCAACATCTATGCTAAACAAGTTCGAAGTTGCATTTGATATATCAGCAATTGATAATCTTACTGCGCCCTGAGTATTAGAGATAGACAATTCACTATGCCCTAAAACACCAGCGGCCTTACGAACTCTTGCAAGTGTATCACTATCTAGTGTAAAATTAACTTCTGCTTCTGGCATAACAACGTCTTTACCAGATGAAGTTAACATATCTGGGTCGCTATAGTAATACTTTACTGCAGAACGACCAGTCTTGTCACCGATAGTTACATAATCAGATTCAAATGAAAGATTCGCACCATCTACTAAATCTAAGACGTTTAGAAATTCACCTAAATCATATATGCCAAACCCTTGTGGGAATGACTCTTGAATTGTTGCCGATGAAAGAACATTTCTTGCTACAGAAATAGTCTTTATTTGATTACCCGATTCGACAACGATGTTCGGGTTGATAGTTGCATAATTTCTTAATACACCTATCGTTTGGTCACTTAGTTCCATGATATACTCCTATCTAATTTTACTAAAGTTCTTATCTTTGATAAACTCAATCTTTCTATCAAAGATTGAATCCTCAAGTTCTCCCTTATGGGATATTACAAATACTTTTGTATCTTCCTGCAAAGTATACAGTATTTTCATTAAATTGTCAACCCCTTCCATATCTAAAGATGAATCAAATGTTTCATCAAGTACCAGAAGATTGGTTGCTACACTATTTTTCATCTTAGCGATTTGTCGCCAAGTAAATAATAATGACAGGTCAATTCTTTGTTTTTCACCTTCTGAAAAAGAATCATAAGTAAAAGCATCACGGTGACGAGAACGAATAGTCTCTACGAAACTTTCGTCTAAGTCAAAGTGAACAAAGAAATCTAGTGTCTGTAAATATTGATTAGTCAATTTATTTATTACAGGTAAATATTGTTTTATTATTTTTGATTTGATACCAGTATCTCTTAACAGTTCACCACTTACTTGATGATAAGAAAACTGTTCATTCAATTTATATTTTTCGTCTTGATGCTTTTCTTTCTCTTTTCTATATTCTTCTAGGTCTGCATTCGCATCTGATAAATCGCCACTTGATTCTATTTTAGAATCTATTTCATTTCTTAATGAATCAATTACTTTATTTAATTTATCAATAGTTTTATTATTACCAGATATCTCTGAATTATATTTTGCACAATCATCAATCGTATCTTGAAATAGTTGTATTGATTTTTTATAGTTTTCTCTTTCTGTATCTGATTTATCTAAACCTACTTTTAAATCGTCTAGTCTTTTTTTAGTTGTCTTTATTTTTTCTCGTTTTAATTTCAAGTCTATTTCTTGACTACATGTAGGACATTCATCGTTTTCAGAAAAGAATTTATGTTCTTTCTTAACAACTTTAAATTGTGCATTTATATTTGCGACAGTTTCTTCAAACCTCTCTTTTACTTTTATTACAGAACTTTGCATGTCTATTGCAGGTTGTAATGACATATCAACTTGTTTAGTTAATTCTATATTTTTATCATTCAGTACTCTAATGTCTTCTTGAGTAGAAACAATCATGTCTTCTTTTTCTTTTCTAAACTGTGCATTTACACTTGCTATATCTCTTAGATATTTTTTCTGTGCATTTATTTTTGAATCAACTAGATTAATATCATTTTCGTTTTGTGTAATCTTTTCTCTTAAGATTGATATCTTTTCTTTTAACAATTGATTCATTATAGAAAACATATTAATATCGAGTAGGTCTTCGATTACACCTCTACGTTGTTGTGAGGATAACTGCATAAAAGGTATAAAACTCGAAGACCCTAAAACTACAATTTGGTGAAAAGATTTATGATTTAATTTGAGAATGTTTTTCTCTAGCATTGCCTGATAGTCTGTAACATGAGAGTTTTGATTTGCCATGTTACCATCTATCCAGACTTCAAACTTATTTGGTTTGATTGTTCTAACTATTTTAAATTGTTTTTTGCCGATTCTAAATTCTACTTCGACTACAGTACCTTTCTGATTGACAGAATTAACTAACTGCATTTTAGATATCTTACGATGTGGTTTACCAAACAACCCAAAAGATATCGCATCTAACATTGTAGATTTACCAGCACCATTTTGTCCGACTACTAATGTAGTTGGTGTTTTTTCAAAATCGATTTCTGTAAAGTTGTTACCGGTACTAAGAAAATTCTTGTACCTCAATTTCTCAAAATGTATCATAAATTATATTGTTTCTTTATTTTTTCTGGTATGGGTTCATGAAATGGAATCCCGTTCATCGTTCTCACTTTCATTTCTAGAATTAGATTTCTGTTTTTTCCTGAATATTCTTTCGTAGTTTTCTTCATATTTTTTCCTGTCAGTTGGTCTTTGTTTTGAACCTTTACCACCATGCCACTTGCTCATTGTATTTCAAGATTCTGTGCCTCTGTCATCAAAGATGATATTTCTCTTTTAATTCTATTTTTATCTAAATCAGTTTGTACTGAGTCGATGTAATTATACACTACTGTTTCAGTATTGTCAATGTTTATTTCGCCGTCATCTACATTTGTGCCAATAAACTCAGAAAAGTCTTCTGCAATTTTTAGTTCATGTATTTTTTGACTTTGTATTCTATCAACAAATCTTTCAAACTTGTAACTATCACCTTTGTTGACTACAATTAGTTTTACAAATTTATTATCTAGATATCTTAAATCTTGAAAGTCATTTATCTTTTCGTGGTCATAATATATTTTTTCAAAGATAGTGTTTGGATTTAGTATTGCTTCTATTTCTCTTGTTTCAGTATCAAGAACATGAAAGTATTTTTTATCGCCACAATCATTCCAGAAGAACTCCATTTGTGCCCCTAGATAATGTATGTTACCCTGAGAAGACTTAGCATGAAAATGTCCAGTCAATACCATTTCGAATCTATCAAATAATTTTCTATCCATACCGTCATGTGCTGGCATACCTCGATACATGTCAAAACCAATTAGTTCTAAGTGGGCACCAATGATAGATGCATTACAATTGTTAATAAACTCTAGTGATTCTTTTTCATTGTCATCTGCAATCCATGGCACTAGACCTATTTTTAATCCATCATAATCCATGACAGTAGGTTTTTGAATGATATTTACTTCATTCATATAGTGACCTTGTAATTCTTTTAGTGAGTTCAACTCATTCGTGTTTTTAAAATAAGTGTCGTGATTACCTAGAATAATGTCCATAGTCATACCATATTCTCTTAGTTTCTCAAGAAATATTTTACGATTATGATTTAAGCATTTGAAATTGACTGTTTTACGATTATCGTAGTAATCACCAAGATGTAATATTCTTGTAATGTTGTTTTCTAGTAAATAGGGAAAGAATACATCACGATAAAATAATTCTTGATAGTCCATAAATATATCAGAAGAATTACGAATACCGCAATGGGTATCATTTAAGATAGCAATTTTCATTGAATGTTCCTCACAATTGTGTAGTATTATATATATCTCGGCAACTTTTGTCAACCACTAATTTGCAGGTTGTAAAATATATAAATAGATGTATGGCAGTAAACTCAACAGTACAAGTAGATGACCAGAATCTAACCACGAATCTAAATTATCTACAACCAACTGGATTTAAACTTTTAATAGATAGAGTTAAATATCCTAATTTAGAATACTTTTGTCAAGGTGTTGCACACCCGAGTGTTCAATTAAATCCTGTCGAGTTGCCTACAAGAAGAATTACATCTGTACCACTTGCTGGTGATAAAATAACTCATGGTGAAATTACATTTACAATAATACTTGATGAAAACATGACTGGTTATAATGAAATGTTTAATTGGTTACAACGACTAGTAAATGATGGACAAGTAAATCCTATACAAAGAAATACTAAATTTCCAACTTATGCAGATATAACTCTTGCAATATTATCGAGTCACAATAACACAACTCAAAAAATTAGATACAAAGATTGTTTACCTACTGGTTTAGGTGCTATAAACTTTGTTACTACGACTGGTTCAGTAACGTACTTAACTTTTGATGCTACGTTTAGATTTAGTCAATTTGAGATAATCGCACAAACCTAATATGAAAATAATAAAAACTCAAACTCCAAAAAACATAGTCGAATATAACGGAGAGGAATATCCTGCAAACTTAGACCCAACAGATGTTGTTGAAATTTTTCAAACACCTTTAACTGGTTCTTATAACTGGGATTATACTGTTCAAGATAATCGTATTAAAAAACTATATGAATTAGGTAAAGAACTTAATTGGAATGTAGAAGTCGATGTTGACTGGTCACCAGAATTAAATGATACAATGCCAGATGGTGAGTTCGAACATAAAGATGCTCAGTGGATAAATCACCCACAATATAAAACTTGGGATAGAATGAGACGTGAAGAGTTTTTTAACGATTTAGATAGTTGGGGAACAAGTCAGTTTCTTCATGGCGAACAGGGCGCATTATTAGTTGCAAGTCAATTAACATCATGTGCGCCAACATTTAATGCAAAACTATATGCGGCCTCTCAAACTTTTGATGAAGCAAGACACGTTGAAGCATTTAATAAGTATATTCAAACAAGATTAGGAAAAAGATGGCCAGTTGGTAGAGCATTAAAAGGTTTACTAGATAAAATACTTACTGACCCTAGATGGGATTTAAAATTTATCGGTATGCAAGTAATTATTGAAGGTCTTGCACTAGCGGCCTTTCAAGCGGCAAAAGAAGGTACTAATGACCCAGTTTATAAACAAATGTTAGAATATATTATAAGAGACGAAGCAAGACACGTTACTTTTGGTATAAATTATTTGACTGATTTTGTGCAAACACTTTCAGAAGAAGAACAAATGGATAGAGCAAAGTTTGCCTTAGAGGCATGTACTGTCAGCAGAAACAGATTAAAAGCATATGAAGTATGGAATAAATATGGTCTAAATATAGAAGAGACAGAAGAGTATGAAAAAGGTCATGTATTTCAAACTCAGTTTCAAGATGTATTATTCAGTAGAATAATGCCGAATCTTAAAAAGATAGGACTATTACGAGAAGAACTTACGCCTGAATATGAGAAACTAGGTGTTATGGGTTATGCAGAAGGTGATAGTGATTATGAAACAAGTTGGGAAGAACTTAGTAAACCATTGAAGGAGGCAGTATGACAAGTGAAATAATTGATGTGTTAATTAAACAATGCGAAGCGGGCATTGAAAGACATAAAATGAATGTAAGAGTGCTAACTGAAAAAAGAGTTGGTCTTGCAGAACATGGTGATTTAATAGTGACTATTGAAGAAGAACTAGACAAGATTGCACACTACGAAGATAGACTAGAAGTACTAAAAAAACACTTTACATAATCTGCCTAATACTGTATAATAGGCAGTTTATAGGAAATATATTATGGTAAATTTAGAATCAATACTTGCAGAGTGGAAAGAAGATTCACAGATATCAAAAAATCAATTAGATGAAGTATCTAGAATCACACCTGCATTGCACTCAAAATATCTAGAGTATCTTTCACTTACTAAACTCAGATTAAAAAGAGCAGAGTTTGACCAGAAAAATCTGTTAAAAGAAAAATGGTTATATTACGAAGGTAAAATGCCACAAGAAGATATAGAGAAAAGAGGTTGGAAAGCAGACCCATATGATGGACTTGTTATCACAACAAAAGGTCAGAAAGAAAATTGGTATGATACTGATAAAGAGATTCAAGATTCTGAATTAAAGTTGCAATATTTACAGACAACTATTGAAACACTAACTGAAATAGTAAACAATCTTACATGGCGACATCAAACGATATCGAACATGATTAAGTGGAGACAATTCGAAACTGGAATATAATGCGACCTGCAAATACTATAGAGATTGGTCTCAAAGACCATTCGATGATGTTGATAGATGCCGAAGGGCATCAACTCAAAGAATTATCTGAATACTTTTCATTCTTTGTCCCTGGGCATAGATATATGCCAGCATTTAAACGTAGAGTCTGGGATGGCAAAATAAGATTATTTAATCAAATGACACGTGAGTTAAATGTCGGTCTATATCCACATATAAAGAAGTTTGCTCTAGACAGAATGTACCCAATTCAACTTGTCGATAATGACGAGTATGGACACCCCGAAGTAAAAAATAAAATACAACACAAGTCTTTAATAAAGTATCTTGATAGTTTAGATGCGCCATTTGAAATAAGAGATTATCAGTACGATGCAATATCGCATGGTATAGAAAACAAAAGATGTTTATTATTATCGCCAACTGGTAGTGGTAAATCATTTATTATTTACAATTTATTACGTTGGTACTATGATAATCACGACAAGAAAATGTTAGTTATTGTTCCGACAACAAGTTTAGTAGAGCAATTATATAAAGACTTCTATGAATATGGGTTTGATGTTGACAATGAAGTGCATCGTATTTATTCTGGTAAAGATAAAGTGACTGACAAACGTATTATCATTTCTACGTGGCAATCTATCTATCGACTTAAGTTTGATTGGTTCGAACAGTTTGGTGCAGTCTTTGGTGATGAAGTGCATTTATTTAAAGCAAAATCATTAACTGGTGTAATGAACAAATGTAAGAATGCAGAATATCGTTTTGGTACTACGGGTACACTGGACGGTACAGAAACAAATAAATTAGTATTAGAAGGATTGTTTGGTCTAACTCATAAAGTAATCGCAACACGTGATTTACAGGTACGTGGTACTCTTGCTGGTTTAGATATTAACGTTCTATTGTTAAGATATCATAATGACGTATGCCACATGATGAAAGGCAAGACATATGCAGAAGAAGTAGATTATATTGTACGCCACGAAAAACGAAATAACTTTATTAAGAATATGACACTAGATTTAAAAGGCAATACTTTAGTTTTATTTCAGTTTGTCGAAAAACATGGTAAAGAACTTTTCGAAATAATAAAGAAAGATGCAGACAAAGACCGAAAAGTTTTTTACGTATCTGGTGAAGTAGATGCAAAAGACAGAGAACAAATAAGAGGTATAGTTGAAACACAAAAGAATGCGATTATTGTTGCATCATTAGGTACATTTAGTACAGGTATTAATATAAAGAATCTCCACAACATTGTTTTTGCATCGCCTAGCAAGAGTCAGATAAAAGTATTACAGTCGATTGGTCGTGGTTTGCGACAATCAGACGATGGCAGTAATACAACTTTGTATGATATAGCAGACGATATGCATGTGAAGTCACATAAAAACTTTACATTGAGACATAGTGGAGAAAGAATAAAGATATATGCGAAAGAACAATTTCCATATAAAATTATTCCTATCAATTTAAAAGGTGATAAATAGTATTATGGAAGTAAAACATTTTAAGTTAGACACAGGAGAAGAACTTTTGTGCGAAGTGGTAGAATGGCATGATGAAGAAGGGTTTGAAGACGAAATAATAATTCGTAAAGCGGCCAAATTAGTTTACACTAAAACAACAACTGGTATACCTTTTTATTCACTACGCCCATGGATGGTGTATCAAGAAAACCTTTCAGATGTTATGACGTTAGACAGAAATCATATTGTCGGTATGGCAACGCCTCCAGATTATTTAATTATACAATGGGAAGATGCTATTCTAGATATGCAAGAACTTCATAATCAAAGACAGAAAGAAACATTTGCAAAAATGAAAAATTTTTATGAAAAAGCAAAAGATAAACCTGTATCAGAATTGATTGGAGATTTATTAGATAATATAAAAGAAAGTATACCGAAAGAAGAGTATGAAGATAATGTGATTGAATTATTTCCTAAAAAAGATGGTGATGATTCAGATACAATTCATTGAGTATTCAGCGCCCCGGCGAACTTTAAAGATTATACCACACAAAACATAAATTGTCAACCATTAATTTAAAGATTGACTAAATATGTAACATAGAGTATAATATGGAGAAATGAAAATGACAAAAGCGAGTGAAAAACCACATTACGTAAACAACAAAGAGTTTTCGTTAGCAGTAGTAGATTATTGTGAGAAAGCAGAGAAGGCAAAAAAACAGAAATCAAAAAAAGTGCCAATCGTACCTGACTACATTGCAGAATGTTTTTTAAAAATAGCAGAAGGGTTGTCACATAAATCAAACTTTATAAGATATACGTATCGTGAAGAAATGGTCATGGACGCCGTAGAAAATTGTTTAAAAGCAATTAAAAACTATGATATTAAAACTGCAACAAGAACTGGTACACCAAATGCATTTGCATATTTTACTCAGATATCTTGGTATGCATTCTTACGTAGAATCGAAAAAGAAAAGAAACAACAAGACATTAAATTAAAATACATCGCCAATGTTGGTATAGATGATTTAGTTGACACACAAGATGGTGATATTAATCCAGACGAATCTACTGCATTTATAGACAATCTACGTTCAAGAATCGATGGTGTTAGAGCAAACGATTTATATTGGAAAGATATTGTTACAGAAGAGAAAAAGAAGACAAGAAAGAGACGTGCAGTAAACGTTGATTCAGATTTAAAAGATTTCTTAAAGTAGGTATACAGAACCCCCGGATAAGTCTCTAGTCTATAGTATATATACGAACTAAGTTTTTCAGAACTGAACTGAGACGCCACACCCACATGACGATACTTCTTTAGGGTTTATTATTTTAAA